CAGAAACTTGGCCTTTCTTATGACAACATGCTGTCCCCAGAAGCTGCGAAGAAAAAAGGGGCAGAGATTAGGAGAGCTTATTTGGATGCTGTGGAAGGTCTCGAAGATTTGGTCAACGCTACTCGTAGAGTTGCTGAAGGAGGTAGTATACGTGCTATCGACAAACGCCAAATCATTGTGGACAAAGAACACAAAGCACTGAACTGCCTTTTACAAGGATCGGCAGCAGTCATCGCAAAGCGGTGGCTACTACTAACACATCAAAACTTAGGTCATTTGACCCATGAGCGTTATGCTTTTGTCCATGATGAACAAGTGTTAGGAGCACCTGCAGAAAATGCAGAGGAGGTTGCCAATGTTTGTAAACTATCTGCACTGTTAGCTGGTGAGTATTACAACATACGACTGCCTATAGAAGCTGACGCACAAGTCGGTGACAACTGGGCTGAGGTACACTAATGTTATTAATTGACTCTGATTTCCTAGCTTACAAAGCTGCACAAGCCTGTGAGATTGGTATAGATTTTGGAAATGATGTTGTCATATCGCAGTCACAATTTAGTGATGTACTCAGAGTATTTGAGAACGAACTAGGTAAGGTGACAAAGGCGATGATGAACGATGATTTTGTCCTATACTTTTCGAGCACCAACAATTTTAGAAAGAAAATTTTTCCTGATTACAAAGGACATCGAATGAAGCGTAAGCCCCTTGGCTACAGACGTTTGATAAATCACTGTAAAGAAAACTACAAGTTCTGCATACTACCTACCCTTGAGGCAGACGATGCCATAGGTATAGATGCAACAAGGTTTGCTGACCCTGAGAACATTGTAGTAAGTCCTGACAAGGACATGAAACAGATACCTAGTAATTTGTGGAATCTATCTGATGATGTAGTTGAAATTACAGTAGAAGATGGAGACCGTTGGCATCTAATTCAGACACTTTCTGGAGACCCCACAGACGGGTACTCTGGTTGCCCTGGAATAGGAGTCAAGCGAGCTACAGAATTATTAGACAAGAACGAAAACAAATGGGAGGCTATATGTAAAGCCTTCAGAGATAGAGGGTTATCAGACGATGACGCTTTACTCAACGCACGTCTAGCCAAGATCTTACGTAAAGAAGATTACGACTTAACAAACTCACAACCTATTCTTTGGAATCCTAAACTATGATAGACGATTTGTTTCCACATCCTTTGATAGCTAGAACTGGTAGAATTGAAAACTGGATGAAAGATCCAGACGGACGTTTACCTGTTAGCTGCACTGTATTTGTTGTAGAAGATAGCATCGAAGGAAAAAATGGAATCGAAGCATCGTGGCGTTTTGTGTCACATGCTCTACGCTTTGGAGCAGGTGTTGCTGTTCACCTATCCAAAATAAGACCTGCGGGTCACACCAATGACAAGGGCCTAGTTGCTAGTGGCCCTGTATCTTTTGGTAAAATTTACTCAGCTCTCAATGAAACTATTAGGAGGGGTGGGGTCTATAAAAATGGGGCATGTGTCTTGCATCTTGATCTTGACCATCCCGACATCCTTGAGTATATCACCACTCCTCGCTCTGAATTACCTTGGGTCAAACGATGTGTTGACCTTACCGAGGGGATGTGGAAGGATACGCCCCATAAAGAAGCCTTACTTGAGGGCATACGCTCTGGAGACATATGGCTTAACAAAATAAAATACCAACACAATGAAAGAATCTACTCCAACGTCTGTCTTGAGGTTTACTTGCCCTCACGAGGCACATGCCTGTTACAGCATGTCAATCTCGGTGCCTGTACTATCGGCAACATACAAGAGGGTTTCACTACAGCTATGTCCGAGCTGTGTGATCTCCATGCAAGGACAGGTGTTGGAGAATCTGGAGAATACCTTACCCCAAACAATGACAAACAAGTGGGGCTTGGAATGCTCGGTCTTGCCAACCTCCTCAGACGTTACAAAGTAACTTATGCAGAGTTTGGTGAAGCACTAGACAGAGTAAACTATGGTGTGGAAACTTCAGAAAATGACACTGCCCTACCACAAAATGCTCTTAAGATAGCATTTGCAATGAAGCGTGGTATACTATCAGCTTGTGACATTGCATGGATGTATGGTATGCAGAGAGCTTTTGCAATAGCTCCTACCGCATCCTGTAGCTACAACTCTAAAGATCTTGATGGGTATACTGCCTGTCCTGAAATTGCACCACCTATATCTCGAAGCGTAGACCGTGACAGCGGTACGTTTGGAGTAACATCATATGACTATGGCGATGTGGAGATCGCCTCAGAGGTTGGCTGGGACGCATACAAGCGTGTAGCAGACGGCATTATGACAATGCTCCATAAGACTGGACTACTACACGGATACTCATTCAACTCATGGTCAGATGTTGTGACCTATGATGAACAGTTTATCCAAGAGTGGTTAGATAGTCCTCAAACATCTTTATACTACTCGCTTCAAGTTATGGGAGATACACAGGATAAGTCTAGTGCCTTTGCTGCATTGGATGAAACTGAGGTTGACGATTACTTAAGCGGAATACTCGAACCCATTAAGTGCATAGGTTGTGAAGAATGAACCCTTATGATAAGTTATTACACAGGAAAAGAAAGTGGACTCCCGTTAAGCCCACGAAAGGAAACCTCATGGAAGGTAGTGAAGAAGCCATCTACCGTGCTCTTGCAGTACGGCATATGGAGCTTCCTGTTGGTTCCTTTATTACGGAAACCCTTAGCAAAGAGGTTCCCGATATTGCTAGAACACTTCTCGAATCAAACGTAAAGGATGAGGAGAGACATGACCTTGCTCTTAGCTACGTTGCCGATGCCCACGGGCTCGATGACAAGGCTGAGAGAGAGGCAAAATTATTACGTGATGCTTGGATTGCCCATCCAGATCACACCATCTTAAAGGCATTAGTAGCAGAACGTGCTGTATTCTTTGTTATTTTACCTTTCAATCGCTTCTGTGGCGATGCTGCTCTTAGGACAGTATCGGCTGATATTTCCAGAGATGAGCAAATTCATGTCGCTTGCAACAGTTTGGTATGTGCTGATATGGGTTTACGCCCTAGCACTTCTTTGGACAAACTTAGGAAAGCTACAATAAACTGGATCTTTGAACCATTGGCTGACATAGCACCTAACAAATATCTAAGCAGAAAATTCTGGACGGATTCAAGTGACCGTCTAATGTACGAAGGTAAAGCTCCACAGCTTGCCGACACAAAGCGAGCCCGCATGCCCGCATTTTTTGAACATGCAAACACCAATTTACCCAAGTACGCTTGATTGGGGACGCATCCAAGTCATCGTTGATGAACTAGATGAACAGTTCCCAGACAAGTTTCCAGACCACACCCTATCGGAGAAAGAAATATCTTATAGAGCTGGTCAATTATCAATTATACGCATACTAAAAGAAAAACTAAAAGGAGAATAATTATGTGCGGAGGACTAATCTCAAGTATATTTGGAGGAGGTAACAGAGCCCAACCAACTCCCCCAACACCAGCTCCACCAACTACCCCACCACCCCCAATGCCTATCCAACAGGCTCCAACACCTATGCCTGAAGCTCCTACTCCAGCTCCTATTGAAGAGGATCAGACTAAGAAGAAGGCAAAAGTTAAAGCTAAGAAAGTTGCTAAGACTGCAGCTAAAAAAGGAACCACTCAACTACAGACTAAGAAACCAACAACTGGTGGCTTGAAAGGTATAACAACCAAACAAGGCGTAAGTACTGGTTCTGGCGGTGGCGGTGGAGGCACATACGGAGGCTAATGAAAAACGCACGGCAACGATACAACGAGTTATCGAGTCACCGTGAACAATTCTTAAATGTTGCTTACGAATGTGCGGAACTAACTATTCCAACATTACTAATGCGTAACGAAGGTGATGCTCTGTACGAGAGCTTTCAAACACCTTGGCAATCAGTCGGAGCAAAAGGAGTAACCACGCTGAGTTCAAAGCTCATGCTAGGACTCCTACCTCCGTCTACCAGTTTCTTCAAACTACAACTAGATGACTCAAAGTTAGGTATGGAAATTCCACCCGAAGCTAAGAGTGAATTAGATTTAAGTTTTGCAAAGATAGAACGTATGATTATGGAAAGCATTGCAGCTTCCACAGACAGAGTACAAATATTTGCAGCCTTAAAACACCTTGTCGTTACAGGCAACGCTCTAGTGTTTATGAGTAAAGATGGTATGAAAGTATATCCTCTTAACAGATATGTAGTTGAAAGAGATGGTAATGGTAACGTAGTAGAAATAGTAACTAAAGAAAGAGTTAGCAAAAAATTATTAGGCTTACCAGAATCAGATGGTGAAAGCGTTAATGATGATGCTAAAGGTGACTATAAAAGTACTAAAGATGTAGATGTATATACATGTGTTAAGATGGCAGACAACGGTTGGCGTTGGCATCAAGAAGCACAAGATACAATCTTACCAGATAGTGTAGGTAAAGCACCTAAAGACAAAAGCCCTTGGCTCCCATTGCGTTTTGTAACCGTAGATGGAGAAGATTACGGACGTTCCAGGGTCGAAGAGTTCCTTGGCGACTTAAAATCTTTAGAGGCATTAATGCAAGCTGTCGTTGAAGGCAGTGCAGCAGCAGCTAAAGTTGTGTTTACTGTATCACCTTCTAGTGTGACTAAACCAGCAGCAGTTGCAAATGCAGGTAACGGTGCTATCATACAGGGTAGACCAGATGATGTTGGTGTTATTCAAGTAGGTAAAACTGCTGACTTCCAAACAGCGTATCAGATGATTAACATGTTAG